TTTTTTTTATGTCTGAAAATAATGAAAAAGAGACAAGTACATTAAAAGAGACATATACTTTAGATGAAATTCTAGAGACAAATGCAGTAGGCTTTGAGGCAACTCTTGAAGAGATAAGTAATTGTATTTTCAAGAAAGATTTTGAGAGTATTATGAATCTACCTGAAAACTTTATTATTGAGGGTTTGTCTTATAATGAGATGCATAATAAACTGTTAGGCTACTATATGTTTCAATTAACAATTTTTACTGAGACTTATAGTGGAACTAAAGATTTACTAGCTTTTCTTAAAGAGTTACGTAATATGATAGAGAAGTATGCTAAACTCTTTACAGATAGATTATTAGAGGTAGGGTTAATTCTACCTAGTTACGTTCATTAATTACAGAGGAGATTTGTTATGAATGATTTTATGGAATTACTAAAAAACAATGTAAAGACTACAACTACAAATGGTGCTGTTTCTTATAAAACAACAGGTAGTGCTTTGTTAGATTTAAACAACTCAGTACCTTTGTTGCGTAATAAAGCTATTGAGTATTTATCTAATAGTAATTTAATTGCATTAGATACTATTCTTTCTTTATTTAAAGAATCAGTTATGGAAGATGCTAACTACACAATGAAGTGGTTGATGTATCTACGTGATATTAATGAGGGTTTAGGTGAGCGTTCTTCTTATCGACTAATTCTAACTGAGATTGCTAGTAATGTGCCTGAGTTAGTTTTTGCGTTGTTACAAACTAAAAAATTACAGGAATTAGGTCGTTTTGATGACTTGATTTATGTGTGGGATAACACAACAAATGAAAATTCTAAAGGCTATATTTTTAACTATTTAAAATATCAACTAAGTGAAGATATTTTATTAGATAAAAGTGGCGAAAGCATTTCATTGTTGGCTAAGTGGTTGCCATCTGAAAATACTACGTCACGTAAAACTAAAAAATTAGCTACTAGATTTAGAAAAGCTTTGGGTATGTCATCTAAGTCTTATCGTAAAATGCTATCTACTTTACGTAAGAACATTGATGTGGTTGAACGTAAAATGTCTAACAATCAATGGGGCGAGATTAATTATCAAGGTGTTACTTCTAAGGCTAACCTAATTTATCGTAATGCGTTTATCAAACATGACCCTGAAAGACGTTCTAAATATTTAGAAGATTTATCTGATGGTAATGTTAAAATTAATGCTGGTAAGATGTACTTATATGACATTATCTGTAAGTATAAAAATAGATGGGATAGTGAGGTAGATGATACTTTAGAAGCATTATGGAATGCACAGGAAGTACCTAAAGATTATAATGATATCTTGGTGGTACGTGATGGTAGTGGTTCTATGACAACTGATGCTTTTGGTACAAATGTTTCTGTATTAGACATTGCTGATGCATTAACAATTTATACTACACAGCATAACAAGTCTAAATACTATAAAGATAAATTCATCACATTCAGCGATTCACCAGAAGTTGTTGATTTAAGTAAATGTAATACGTTACGTGATAAGCTTTCTGTATTAGATGAGTATGACGATTGGTCTACAACGAATGTTGAAAGTGTGTTTGATTTAATTCTAGAGACTTCTATTAAGAATAAAGTAGATGCTATGGATTTACCTAGTACTGTTTTGGTTGTATCTGATATGCAGTTCAATTCTGCTATGGGTACAAGACCAGACAATGATACTTTATTTGAAAAGATTGCTAAGAAGTTTGAATCAGTTGGCTACAAGTTACCTAAGTTGGTATTTTGGAATGTTTCTTCTTATAATAACACAGTACCATTACAGAAAAATGATAATGGATTGGTTATTATGAGTGGTTTCTCTAAAAATAATATCGATATGATTTTACATGATAACTTAGACCCATTAGAAGTTCTAAAGGCTGAGTTAGATAGTAAATATAGCTTTATTGATACTATCATTAGTAAATCTTAATAATTACATATAAATAATAACATAGGAGTGTAGATATTTATTATCTACACTTTTTGTGTTATAATGTTGTAGATAGTAGTTACATTTTCTTTTTAACAGTCTATATTTAGATTATGGGGTATAAAATATGGCTTTACAACTTTATGAAGATGATTTGTTAGATGAAGAGGTGCTTTCTACTAAGTTAATTACATTAGCTGAGATTATAGTAAGGAAGCATTTCTATGCCAGTAGAGAGGATAAAGAGGATTTAGTTTCTATTGGTGTTTTAAAAGCTGTGAGGATGATTCATAGTGATAATTTTAGAAGTGATAAGGGGAATTTATGTACATTCTTATACACAGGTATGCGTAATGATATGCATAATTTCCTATATCATAAGAATAAGTTTGATACAGTAGATTTTGATACAACTTTTGATGATGGTGGTAGTTTAGATTATTATTTTGAAGATGAGGTAGCATCTGTTGATTATAGTCTAGTACATTTAATCTGTATGAGGTTTAAGTGCTTTGGTGATGCTTTAGAGGATAAAGTTATTACAAAGCTTAAATCTTATGGATTTAAATTAGATGGTTATATTTCTCATAATGTTGGTAGTCAACTAAAGTGTAGTAATGATATTGTTAATCGTGTTGTTGGGTTACTCTTTTGGGAAATGAGACAGAGAGAGTTGAGTTCATTATTTAAGGATGGGGTATTATGAGTTCTTATGGTTCTATTTCTACAATCACTATGAGTGATGAAGAGAAAGATTTATACGCTGAGTATTTGAGTGTTTCTATTGGTAATCCTGTTCTAGAGTTTGTTAAATATATGTTGGGCGATGATTATTTAAAATTCATTGATATTTGTAGTGGTACAAATTTTAATATTCCTAGCAATAAAGCTTTAGAGAGGGGAATTAATAATGTCAAGATGTATGCATATGTTAAGAAATGGAATTTCTCTAATGCATCCATTGTAAATGCTGGTAATATTTATAAGAAAACAGAATTAGCTACAAGACGTATTGTTTTGTCAGTTGCGAACGCTTTAGGTGTTAAAGATACACTAGATGGTGAGGCTTTGGTTAATTTTGTAGAAAATATTGAACCATATGCTGTTAAGAAGAGTGTAGAGATTTCTTCTGATAGCGTGAGTGGTGATAACGATACTTCTGAAACTTCAGAAGATGGTAATGTGTAGGTTTGTTAAAAAGTAGGTAATATAATTATAATATGGTATCTCCTATGGATAATAATGATTTAATCTCTATTTTAGCTAAAGGTGAGGAAGAAGAGGTTAAACAAGATACTAAAGATAGTCAAGTGGGTAGTGAAGATACAGAAGATGATAGCAATGGCGTTGGTACTTCATTAAAAACGACAATGTCAGCTATGGATGTATTAGACATTGAGGATAGTTCTAATCATAGTACAACAGGTATATCTAGTGGTAGTGGTGATGTTAGTCAAGATTTAGAGAATTGGATTGATGGTAAGGATTTAGCACCATCTGATGATTTGAATCGTTTTGTAAGTGCTACTGATGTAAAGTTTAAATATGGGTTAACACATAACACATTAAATAACTTTACATTGATGGCACAGTTACAAAAGTTTCTAGATACATCTAATGAGATTTTGTTTAGTGAGTCTGCCGCCATGAACCTTTCTCCAGAGGAGTTAGAGAGTAGGGTCAGGATGGCATTTACAATGTATGCTGAGTTATCTAGGATTAATCAACGTACAGCATTAGCATTGGAAGAACAGCGTAGAAAATACAATGATGGTTCTACTGATATTGATAAGCTTTCATTGTTGTTATCATCTGTACCTAGCGATAAGTTAAAAGAAATTTTATATGCGATTACAAAGTCAAAGGGCTGATATATGAGTAATGCTAGATTAGAAGATTTATTAGGCGATTCTAGTTCATATACCGCTATGACTGATAAGGAAAAAGACTATTTTGTAAAACTTCTACAAGAGGAGATGCAACGTAGGGAAGATAGTGGTAGAGTTGAACAGGTTAGAGATATAGTTAGGATTGAGGATTGGATAAATTCTGACTATTATGTGGGTTCTGACCAGAAGAGCATATACCCTTATTGGAAAGACTTTATAGTTGATATATTTAGAGATACAAGAAAAGATGATGAAAAGATTAATTCCGTTATATTAAGTGGATGCTTTACTGGTGATACTAAAGTTAGTTTACTTGATGGTAGAGAATTGTCTTTTTTAGAGTTGCTAGATGAGTATGGATATGATGGTAAGTTTTGGGTTTATTCTTGTACATCAGATGGTGATGTAGTACCTGGATTGGCTCATTCTGTTCATAAGACAAAGGTATCGACTAGAATTGCTATTGTAAAATTAGATAATGGTGAGGAGATTAAGTGTACTCCTGACCATAGGTTTATGTTAAGGGATGGCTCTTATGTTGAGGCAAAAGATTTAGTTAATGGTTCTTCTCTTATGCCTTTATATAGGGAGTATGTTAAGAAGTTTAAGGGTGATACAACTCATTTGGGGTATGAAAGATGCTATAACCCTTTAGATGATTCTTGGTTTGTTTCACATAAAAAATTTTCTGAGATGTATCATAGTGATGAGATTAAAGCTATTAAGGATAGGTATATTAATCAAGATAGGTGTGCTGTAGTTACACATCATGTTAATTTTAATAAGCTAGATAATCGTCCAGATAATCTAAGACCTATGGAGTTACATGAGCATATAAAATATCATACTAAGCATATGAAAGATTACTATAACTCACCTAGTGGTGTTAAGCATCGTGCTTATTTGAGTTCTGTATGTAAAAACAACATAGATAGATTACATGAGGGACATAGGAAATTCTTAGATTCTGTTGAGGGTAAGAGGGTTTGTGCTAAGAACTTAGAGAAATGGAATAATAGAGATGGATTTAGTGAGTCTGATATTAATAGGTGGAAAGATGCTATCTCTAGAGGAAGTTTAAAGTGGTGGAGTTCTGAGGATGGTCTAAAAGAGAGAGAAAAAAGGGCATCTGTTTGTAGATATAGGAATAGTTCTGGTTACACTGGTGAAAGGCTTAGAGAGTTTTATAAGACTGATAGGGGTTTAGAGATAAAGCGTGATAAGGCTAAACTATTTCATGATATGAATAAACGAAAGGCTAGAGAGATAATAGAATCTAAGCGTTTATACTATGATTCATTGGGTATTACTTATGATATTATAGTTGATATTGCTAGTAGTGTTAGTTCTTGGGGTAAGTTTATTCGTAAAATTAATTCATTATATAACACAGGGATTAAAAGTACTTCTAACTTAACTACTTTTTTAAAGTGTTATGGTATTTTAAATAAAAAGGATTTCACTTTAAATGTTTGTAAAAATGATTCTTATGTGTATAAGAATCATAATGTTGTTTCAGTTGAGATAATAGATTCTTGTGTTGATGTTTACGATTTAGAGGTAGATACATATCACAACTTTGCATTGTCATCTGGTGTATTTGTACATAATAGCATCGGTGTCGGCAAGAGTACAATCGCTGAGTTAATCATGATGCGTAAGATGTATGAGTTGTCTTGCTTTAGAAATATCAATGCTATGTTCAATTTGATGTCTAAGACAAATATTATGTTCTTATATTTTTCAGTTAATCAGAAACAGGCAGAACGTACTGGTTTTGGTGAGTATAGGGCATTGATTGATAATTCACCTTATTTCAATGAAAACTTCCAAAGGAATCCTAGATTGAATTCATTATTAGTATTCCCTGAGGGGATTTCATACGCTTATGGTTCAAGTGCTAGTGACAGTATCGGTATGAGTGTAATATGTTCAATGCTTGACGAAGCTAACTTTTTAGGTGGTAATGGACCGTCTAAAGATAGTGAGAAAGCTACTGACTTATATGCTAATATCGTAAATAGGTCTAACTCACGTTTTATCGTGGATGGTGGTATCAATCACTCATTAAATATTTTGGTATCATCAGCTACATATGAAAACTCAGCTACTGAACGTCAAATTAGGTTGTCTAGAAATGACCCACATACAATCGTTGCCGCTCCTGCTCAATGGGACGTTAAGCCTAAGAACTTTAGTAAGAAGTTCTTTTATGTATTTAAGGGTTCTAATTACTTAGAAGCTAATATAGTTAATTCTACAGATGATGTGAATAACTATAGAGTGTCTGAGGGTATGTCTAAGCACAAGTATATTGATGGTTTAGAGGATTATGAATCCATTAATAAAGCTATAGAAGAGTTACCACCTCATATGCAGACTAAGTTCTTAAAAGTTCCTGTAGATTTGAGGAATGGTTTTGAGGCTAACTTGTTAAGGTCTTTACAGGATATTGGTGGTGTATCTACAGGCTCACAAGGTAAATTATTTAGTTCACCTATGGTCTTGCAAGATTGTATAGATGTAAATAGACATCATCCATTTGTATCAAAAGAGATAGTAATATCTACAGGTGATGATATTAATGTTAAAGATTATCTGAGGGATGATTTTAGGTTAAAGTATCCTGAAAGGCCTAGATATCTTCATATTGACCAATCATTTAGGACGGATAGCACTGGCATATCATGTGTCTATGTTGATGATATCGTAGAGGAAGATGGTGTTAAAAAGCCTGTATTTGGTGTTGATTTTATGTTACGTATTAATCCACCAAAGCCACCTAAAAAGATAGCGATTTATAAAATACGTAACTTTGTTATTTATCTTGTAAATGTTATCGGTATGAAGATAGGTAAGTTGACATATGATATATTCAATTCTGAAGAGTCTAGACAGATTCTAGAGGAAATGGGTTTCAATGTAGGTTATTTATCTGTAGATAGAACAGATAAACCTTATCTAGACTTAGTAGAGATAATGTATGAAAAGCGTATAAAACTATATGATTATCCTATACTTCGATATGAGTTGCTCAACTTGTTACATGATAGGATAAGACGTAAAGTTGACCATCCTAAAGTAGTTACAGATGATGGTTTTGTTGATTATGATGGTAAGGGTAATGATGGTGTTACTGGGACTAGGGTAGGTTCTAAGGACGTATCTGATAGTTTGTGTGGTGCTATTCAAAATGCGTTACAAAGTACTGTATCTGATGCTGAGGGTAATAATGGTACGTTTAGCGATTTCTTAATGGCTAATCGAATAGGTTCATATGCTGGTATAGATGCACCAACTGATATATCAGTTGAAGAGATGATAGATAGACAGATAGATGATATGATAGAAGAGATGGAGATTAATGGTTTCTATTAGATTGGGGTATATATGGCATGGTATGATTTATTTGTAAATCGTAGAGGTTTACAAGATACTAGCATTTCTAGTGACATTATTGATGAAGTAGGTACAATAAAAGAAAGTGTACCTAATGATGTTGTTAGAGAGGTTAAGATTGTTGAGGATAATAGGGGAAATACTTTCTTTGATGGTAGTATTGAAAGTATACACTCTAAATCTATTAATGAAGGTTTGGTTAGTCTATCTCCTAGTAATTTACAACAATTATTAGGGACAGACGATAAAAACACTTTAGGTCAAATCGTTGAGGGTATAAGAGGAGACTACTCTTTAAAAGAGATTTTTGCTGAGAACGAAGAGATGTCTAAAGATTCAGTAATTGGTTCTGCTATGGAGATTATTGCCGATGATGCATGTACTCCTGACGAGACAACAAATAAAGTTATTATGATTGAATCCTCTGATGAGGGGTTGAAAAAGTTCTTAGAAGATTTCTTGATTAACAATATTAAAATTGATGATAGAGTATGGTCTTGGGCATATGAGATTGTTAAACATGGTGATTTCAAGCTAAGGCGAAGAGAGTACTACGCTGGTTCTGCTAATAGTGGTATTAAATCTGTATACTATGAAGATGTTATTAATCCTTATTTAGTATCACGTATAGAGTATATGGGTAATGTACTTGGTTATGAGGATGAGGACTATTTATTTGATAGTGGTAGTTATCAAGATGCTGGTCAGTTCACTTCTGGTACGATGAGTGGTAGTGCTAAATTTGAGAAGAGTGATGAGTTTGTACATTTTATTTCTTCTAAACTTTCTAAACGTGAGAAGATTAAGTTGAATGTTAGGAAGTCTGATAATACACAAGAGGAAGTAACATGCTATAGGGTAGTAGGTACTTCTATTGTAGATAGTGCTAGGACTATGTTTAGAATTAATGCACTAATTGATAATATTCTTGTTTTATCACGTATTGCACGTTCAACTCAATTTAATCTTGTTAAGATTGAGGTTGGTAATGCTAACGCTGGTCAAACACAACAAATGCTTTCTGATGTTAGACGTAGATTTCAAGCTAATTCTAAGATGACTAAGGGTGTGGGGTTTAGGTCTGACCCATCACCTGTTCCAATTAATAGTAATATATATTTACCTACAAGAGATGGTAAAGGTGATGTTACTGTTGAAAGCATTGGTGATGGTGTTGACGTTCAATCTATTGTTGATGTTGATTATTTTACAGATAAGCTTTTTGCGAGTTTAAAAGTTCCTAAACAATATTTAGGTTTTGCTGAATCTTTAGGTTCTATGGGTAACAATTCGCTTGTTAAACAAGATTTAAGGTACGCACGTTCAATTTTAAGGGTTCAACAAATTTTGATTAATGGTATTACTGATTTGTGTGAGAACTACTTAAAATATCGTGGACGTGGTTCTGATGTTGGTGCATTTAAGATTTATATGCGTCCGTTACCAACTAGTGAGACATCTACTAGGGTTGAGGAATTTGTATCTAATCTTCAAATGATAGATTCAAGTAGTGCTTTCTTAGACTCATATGCTGATTACATTGATAAGGCTAAATGGCTTAAATCAATGTTAAATCTTGCTAATATTGATGCGAATGAAGTTGCAACAGATAAATTTAAAGATATTCTATCTGCTTTAGAAGATGGTACTTATGATGAGGGTGAGTTCGCTACTGAAGAACCTAGTGGTGAAGAGGATGCTCCGTGGTAATTAAATAGTGTTGTTTTTATAAGATATATCTTGTATAATAGTATTAGTTATACAAGATATATCTTTTTTATTTTGGGGTGGTTGAGATGAGTTTTAAGGTTAAAAATGCACCTTGCTTTAATTGTGACGGTAGATTTGTTGGTTGTCATAGTAAGTGTGATAAATATAAGGAATTTTCTGATAGTAGGAATGTCAATAGAGATGTTAGATTACAAGAAATAGATGTTGATACTTATTATAATCGCAAACATATTTCTATGAGGAGGAGATATTCATGAGTTTATTTGATGATTTACAGAAAGCGATTTTAGATGGTGACATGGATTTAGTCGCTGATTTACGTAGACGTATCATGCAAGGTGAGAGGGATGAAAGTTTAGATAAGAATATGATACAAGCTATAATTAAAAAAGAGCCTGGTAGGGTTATTCGTTCAATCATTAATTCAGATGATTTGGATGAGATTTCTTGTTTTAAAGCGTGTAGTTCATTGTTAACACATAACATTATTGAAGCACAAATAAATAATAGAGACATTAATGATTATCCTATTAATGAATTATACATTATTTTAGGTACATTCATTAATGATGGTTTAGATAGAGGTAAAGATGACTTTAAAAAATTTGTTACAAAAAGGTACAAGAGATTCATTTAACCTTGATTTGGAAGATATTCTAAATGAGGAGTATCTTCCTTTTTCTTTTTTAATTGATAAAAATAGGGATGCTAGGTATTATGAGGATTTCTTAACAAAATATCAAGCAATAGCTTTTGACAATAGATATGATAAACTTCTAAAAGAGGGTAAATCATTACAATCTATTAATGAGGCAACAAAGAAAGAGTTGCTAAGTGGTGCTGAAAGTAAAAGAAAAGCTAGAGCAAAAAAGTTAACGACTACATATAAAGGTGTTAATAATGATGGGTGCGTTGAGTTTATAACAAATAGTCAATATACACCTAATAAGAAATATCAACAAAAGATAAAGTTAAATGATGTCAAGGATATAAAAGCATTAAAGGATTTCAAGAAGTCTGAGATAACACGATTGTTATTAGATGGTGATTTGTCAGTATACTGTAGCTGTGAGGATTTTCTATACAAAGGCTATAAGTACATGGCATGGAATATGGGTTATGGCTTAGATAAAGAAAATAGATTTCCTAAAATTAAGAATCCAAATTTAGAGGGTACTATTTGTAAGCATTTGATAGCTGTTTTGTCTGTTATGTCTTTTAATAACAATAAAATAACAACTGACTTATTTAAAACTAAAGTGGTTGGTTCTTTACGAGATAAGAATAGTAGTAATTTATCTAAATTACGGAGTAAAGAGGCTTTAACTAAGCATAAAAATAGGTGGAATGGTTTAGGCAAGGATATAGCAAAAGGTAGAAATGCTAGGTTAAGGAGTAAAAACAAGGCAATTAGTGTTTCTAAAGGTAGGCATAGGTAATTATAAGTAAATTAGTAAGGTACTATATATAAGATTAGTACATAAGTTTAATACGTTAAATGCGTTTTTTGAGGTAAAGGAGTATTTCTAGTGTCTACATATTTAGTTAAGTATAGGTTAGATTCTAAAGTATTCAAAGATGTCTTTGGTGACAATTTAACGTCTGTTTTTGATTTACCAGAATTGAAAGAGACAAACATTAAGAATAAAAAAGCAAAAGATATCTATGAGACTTTGTTAAGTCAGTCTAGGCTATATAACGTAAACTCAACTCCGATAAGCGACTTGTTTGTTAAACTAGATAAACAATATGGTCTATCCGAGGGTTCTGAGGTATGTTGTGTGTATACAGATAAGCAAGTTGATACGTATAAGTTCTTAGGGATGGACGTGTCTGATGATTTTAATGTGTATATTAAAACATACAGTGGTTCTATTCGTGTTGAGAGTTTGTATAATAGGGATTTAATTCTTAATTCTAATTGTGAATTTGACAGAGGTCAAACAAAAGGTAAGATTTCAAGAAGTAGAGCCAAAGAGATTGCTAATGAAGTATTTAGTGAAAATGGTATGGGTTATGATATAGCACGTGCAGTAGCTACAGCTTTGAAATGTGGTGGTGCATACTCATTAGCTAGTGGTGTTAAGAAGATGAGTATCAGTAGTACAGAGGAGGCAATGGATTTATTGTCTAAGAGCGTTCTTGCTGATATTGTTAGAAATTACACTGGTGATGATGGCTCTAGTTCAGAGAATGATGTTTTCGATAGTATTGTTTATAATATCGTAAAATCAAAAGTAAATGTACAGAATATGGCTGTTTCTGATGAGACAGTTAATGATATTGTATTTGTTACATTAAAGTACTTATTCTATTATTGGGGTACAATCGCTGGCTTATATTCTAGGGTTAAGGTTGTATTAGGTTCTTTAGATACGTTATCTTATATTGCTAGGTTGCAGTTAGGTGATACAGATTTCTTCGCTCAATATAAAAATATGTATGAGTTTAGAGAGATGCATCCTAGTGAAGAGTTTGATAACGCAACTGAGTTGGCTGAACAGCCAGCTGTTGGTTTCTCTTTAAGTGGTATTGTTAAGACACATGCGTATACAGATTATCTAGCTATTAAAGGTGCTAGTGATATCATGCTTAATATTGATAGTGCTGAAGCTTTTAAAAACTTTAATGATATTCTTATTTCCAATGTTGATAATACAGACCAAAATTCTTTGGGTGATATTGAAACATTGTCTAATGAAGAGTTACAGGCTTTAGCTAATATCGATGCATTACGTTATATGACTAGCGATGATTCTTCATTAAATCCTAGTGCATACGATTTATCTGACAAAGACGAGAGGGATTTGTACTTTGATAGTGTTGTTAGGACATATGATAAAAAGTTCAAAGCATATAAACCTGTTAAAGATACTGGGATTGTAAATTCTTTGTTGGATACTGTTGGGAATGGTACTATTAATTCCTTAGAGTTGATTACTAGGGATGCTGAAGATGATGGAATTACTGATGTTATTTCATTGACAGGTACTGAGTTACAGATTGATACAGATAAGAAGATGTTACGTAGGATTCTTATGTTAGTTCATAAGATGAGTACTAAGTTATTGAAGAAATTCTTATAATATGGATAGTGTTATCACAAAAGATAAAGTTACCTACATTGATACTGAGTGGCTTAAAAAATTACATTCATTTAGTAGTGTTAGTAAGTTTTTTATAAAATCAACGCAGTTTACCAAAAAGGGTGAAAAGAAAAAGATACGAGAACTTAAAGATAGTAGAGATTATGTTAGGGTGTCGGTTTCAGATGCTGATAGTGAATTTATTAATATCTTGGGGTTGTCTGTTAATGTATTGAATGGTGATATAGCTTTAGGGTTAAATATTACAAGTGATTATATTGTTATAGGCAATATATCTAGTGTTATAAAGTCATCATTTAAGGTTAAAAACTTGCCTGAGTATTTTAATATCAATATGTTTTTAACTATGGTTAAGTTTAATATTGAAATGCTTGAAAATAGTATAGTTACTGTTCTTAGGGATATGTATGAGAGTACATTACCAGATAGTCAATCAAATTCTATTGTATACGCTATTGTTAGGAAAAAATCTGAGTTATCTGACATAGATGATTTCATAACAGATGTTATGGATATGATTTCTTATGGGTATAATCCTGTGAGGGGTTTCATAGATTCATGTGTGTCTTTATCTTGTAAGTTACAATCACAGGCCGTACTATTCTATGGTTCTTTTATAGAGAAT